ATAAGCTCTGGGATGTTCAGTTGCTCGAGCAACTTCAATCATATCTTCTAAAGCTTCCTCTCCCTTTACAAGGAGTCCATGTTTGATTCTCCGTACAAGTTCAAAATCATTTTCTTTATTATCATTCGTGCTCATAATTATATACTTCCGAGAATCCATAATCACTATCAGCGCTTACTCCTGCAGGAGTTGGGGTGACTGTAATAGTTAAGTAATCACTGTCTGCTAGACTTTCAGTATCTAAATCAATCTTAGGAATAGCTTTTGTAATAACATTTGTATCTGCAATAGGTCCATAAAAATTTAACTTCATTTCAAATGTTAAAGTATATATAATCGTTCTTCTAGAAGCTACATCACCTTCATAATCATCAGCAAAATCTACCCCACTGAGAGTGATAGGAACATCTTCTTTTACATTTGGATAAGCACTTAAAGGTTTCATAGTAAGATTATATTGAGGATTAAAGTAGGGTAGTATTTGCTCTACTACCTGTAAAGCATCATCTTGAGTCTTAGCATACACGTTTAGTTGAAACCCAATGTTGTACGGTACGAACACGTTTACCTTCGCTCTTTTAGACGATAGGCTTCCCGCTTGAGTAAAATTAGTTGTCTTCTGCAACTGTCTCGCAGGGTCATAATTTAAAGAAATAATCTCAAAGGACATTCTAGGTAGCTTAAGAGCTACTCTCTGTCCTGTTTGTAAGTCATCTTGTTCTCTTATTCTATCTAAGTATTTTTGCTTTGGAGCATACGCAAGAGGAGCCTTGACAGTGCTAATTATATTTCCACTAGAGTCTTTTCTCAACACATATATGTCATTAAACATCTTGCCAAAGATTGCAACAGATCTTCTTATACGTTCATGATAGTAGTAGTTACCAAACATTAGCTAGGATCTCCAAAAGGATTTGATTCACTGAAATCTAAGAAGTCAGTTAATGTATCAAAATAATTATTTTGTTCGTTAGCTGAGGATTGAATATCTTCACTAACTGCAGATACAACTGCTCCTTTAGATGTGGTTCTATCAATAATTACTCTACCTGTAACAGGCAGATGGAACTTACCATCGTTTGCACCAAAGCTAATTAATTTTAAAACTTTAGTATCTTGGTTGAACTCTGCAACTTCACCTGATAGGATAGTTCCATCTGATAGAGTTTGATCTACCATTTTACCTATAGAGTACTCTACTTCTGTAGGAGCCCCTATAGTGACTGTAGGAACAGATGTATAAGACCCACCTGCAGATGTTACAGTAATACTAGCAATAGTACCCGTACCATCTAACACCGCTACAGCAGTAGCATCTCCTGAAACTGTTACAGCAGGAGCGGTTGTATATCCCAATCCTGCAGCAGTTAAATTAATACTTGATACATTACCACCTGATAAAGTAGCAGTAGCTGTAGCTGTAGTTTTTGTAGTATTCATTGTTAGATTATAAGCATAGGCATAATCATTCTGAATATCATCTATAACTTCTACATTTGTATCAAAGTCTTCGTCGTTATATTCAAATAGCTCACAACGTAACTTAAATGTCGGAAGATTCTGTAATTGATAGAAAGGCTGCTCATGTTCTACATGAGTGATTTGAAATAGCTTTTGAGAGAAAGGAATATAAAGCAGATCTCCTTCTGCAGGTCTCTTTACTGTGATTTCATTGTCATGTCTTAAAATAGTTTGATTCCATCTACGACGTGAAACTACAAACGTAGCTTGGTCTCTTATCTCAACTCCAAACTTAGTGAATAAGTCACCTTCCCCGTCAAACCCATCTACGTTCTCAATCCACATTTCTATTTTATAGGATGAATTAAATCTAGAAGGAACATCATCTCCTAAGATTCTATCTTCATTCACAATGTCTCTTGGCAGATAATATATATCCTGCCCATATAATTTTAAAGACTCTATTACAATATCTTCAAAGAGACCTTGCTCTGATCTTACATTTTGACTAAAGTATGGATTAGTAGCCATGATTTATCCTATAAAGAAGTCTGCGGGCATCTCATGTTCAAGTCTAATAGATTCTCTTAGACGATCAATATCAGATGTTGCGTCATCATAAAGCTGTCTACCATTTAGCATAACACCACCTGGTAGCTGCATTCCTTCAAACTTCATAAGGTTTTGGCCCCATTGCTGTTTGAGAAGAGCGGTTGTATATTCCTTTAACCACATATCATTATAGATTGCAGTGTGAGTGTTAGCATCAATTTTCTCAAAGATTTCTGCTACAATATAGTCACCTGCTTTGAGATCCCCATCTTGAAACTCTCCATGAATATAGAGTCTGTTTTGTTTACGAGCAAAAGTTACCTGAGGAGATCCGTTTAGTCTCATATCAAGTAAAGACAAATACTGTTGCATCTGCTCATAATATGCAAGATCACCTATGTATGAATGCATGTTAGCAATATCATTTAGATGTAGTTGGTACTTAATGTCAAAGAAGTTTCTTGACATTGCATCACCGTGAACTTTGAACATCTTAGATACAAATTGTACATTTGAGCTAAGACTTATATATTCATTATTTACATCCGTTGATGTAACTTCATGCTTTAGAAAGGTTCTTAATGTTGCATCTGAATGAAACTCTTGATAGTATTGAATGGCTTCGTCCACACGGTCTTCCTGCTGATCAGGATCAACGTTGATCTCGATCACAGGATCGCCAAGTCTACGAAGACAATATTCTATAAGTGTAGCTCTTGAGGTTGGATTTGCCATTGTTTATTCCTGTTAGTTCAGTACTATTTATAAGACTTATTCTGGCTTAGTTGGCCACACTACGTCTGCTGTTGATGAAGCAGTTGTAATATCTCTGAGTGCAGTTCTATAAGTTGCCCATGAATCTTTGATATTGTCAGGAACATCTGCACCTTGGGTCCAATCACATTCTACCAATAATTTGTTTCTATGATGTCGAATTTGCTCCCATGTGTCCAGTTCTCTATGTTCTATAATCATATCATCTGTGATAACATCACTACCCACAATTTGTTGAACTGTTCTTCCATGATCTTCATGATCTTCTGGCACAGGTACCATTATGCCTGGATCATAGTCATAAGTTGTTCCGTCTACTACTATTGGACGATATAACCATGTTGGATTATATTCAAATTCGTATGCTCTTCCAGCAATTCTATTAGTCATTGTTTTCCTCTTTGTTAATGTAATGCATACATATCATTCCCGCTCATGCTCGAAACACTCTGACTATAACCAGCCATACCGCCTGCTTCAATTACTACTATCCAGTGAGTATAAGCAGGAATAGATATTCGCGCATCGACATAATTTGCCGCTGAATTGCCTGGCGAAGAGGCAACTGGTGACGTAAGACCAATTCTGCCACTTGAACCGTTATGAATATCCTTAAAGGTCAATGAATAGCTAGGGCTATAACTTCCATCATTTCTACCATGTCCGTTTATATAAAAATCTTGTTCTGAGACAGTTGAATAATATTGTTGCTTGACAGAAATTTTATAGAAACCACTTCCCCAATAATGTCTCTTTACTCTCATTACATTTTCAGTAACACCGGATGAGCCAGTATAAAAACGTTTTACATGGTATCTAATACCAGCTTGTTCATTCATATAAAAACTTGCCCAATTGTTGGCACCATCTTCAAGTAACAGTTCTCCATAAGAGCTTAATTGCATACGTCTTGTTGGAGCACTACCAGGTCCTGTTGATGGATGCTTTACATAAAATTCTAATCTAGCTGGTGCACTGCTTCCACTATGAGCTCCATCTGCAACACCTGTAATTTTAGCATCAGATGCTAAAGTACTATTTCCATCTGCATATCCCTTGAAACCAATTTCTCCTAAGCCCTGACCTGATGTGGCCGTGCCACTCCAATGCCTAGCTACGAGTATACCGGTGCCTCCTGCTACGACAACAAGTTTATCACTAGGTGTTCCGCCTGTACCAAGACCAACATTACCGCCTGCAATTTTCATAACAGTTGTAGAGCCAGCTTTAAACCATGTTTGACTAGCGTTACTATGTGCGTTACCGTGTAAGGTAATGCCCGCACCAACATGCTCTGCATTAGAACCGGAAAGCACTAACGTATCAGATGTGCCGTTAGAGCTTATAACGCCACCGCCGGTAAGCTGTAAACTTCCGCCACCAATAGTAACCTGCCCGCCATTACCATCAATAA